GTGTCCACAATCGCTTTCGGCAGTCCGCTGTGGGTTTTCTTGTTCGATTCCCAACGGCTCACCGCATAGAAGTAATTGGCTTTGGCAGTTGCGCCACCTTGAAACATGGAATAATACTCCGACAAGCGCGTGGCGTCGCCTTGATACCACACCATAAACTCGTTTAACGATTCATTGCCACCGCCTTTGATACGCACGGATTCGGGCGGTAATGCTTGCGCCGGCGCCGTTACGCCTAGCCAATTCTTGATAGACTCTTTGAACCGCGACACAAACGGATCGCGTGACTGTTTAATTGCCATGTTGTAATCACCCTACCTTAATCTCTCGGTTCTATGCGTCCAGCCATAGCAGAAGGAATCATAGTAATCGTTCCAAATGTCGTTGTTATCTTTGATGGGTTCGCCTTTGTCGCCGCGAACGATACGTTTCAACATTTCCATTGTTCTCGTGCCTCTGCGGAACTTAACGCGCCGTTGATTGATTAGTGCTTGCATAACAAGAATACGGTCACGAATGCCGCCTTCCTTGCCGAACTTCCAAGCAGCTGCGACGGTGATATGCCCAAGCCCCTTTGCTTCCAAGCGGTCGGCAACGCTTCTGATGATCGTAATTCCAATGCCGGCGCCGTCCAAGTAAACGCCATCAATCTTATTGGGAAACATGGCGTGCCATTCGGCGATTTGATTCACCCATTCGTCGATAAGACTGTCGCTATCAAGCGATTGGCATTCCAAGTCATCGACTTCAAAAAGGTTCAAGCGGCCGTCCTTGCGGTCTTGAAAGCCGTTTAGGTGCATGACGCTCTTGGCGTTCTCTGCGCCGCTGCCAATGTCAATGCCGACGTCCATCGAATCATAGTAGACGCCATCGTCGCTTTCATCGTAGTAGAAGTCATCGTTCAAATACTTGGCGTATAGAACCCGGCAACAAAGCGTTCCTAAAGGTTTCTATGGCTTCGTCCGTGAGTTCCGGATTGTCCTTGTGGACGAAGTGCCAATAGATGGCCTTTGTCATCATCTTTGATTTGCGCAGTTCCTCGATCGTGCCTTGCGGTATTTCTGGAAGCAAGCGCCGAAGCGGACGCGCTTTGTTGAGTATCTTTTGATAGTTCTCGTGCGATGGGTCTTGCGGGTTCAACGTGAAACACAAATAGAAATCGGCGGTCGGCCTTGACATACCGCGTATCGCGTGAATCGCTTGCACGATGAACTTGTATTTGGCAAGGTTGGCTTCATCAATCAATCCGCAACCGGTGGTCGAACCGAGAATGTCTTTCCATCGGGATTCGTCACCATAGCCAAGAATGTAGATGATTTTCTCACGGCCTTGATCGTCTTTCATAATCAAGTGTTGACCG